TTCATTATACCTTCCCAACTATCGTGAATAAATTTAATCATGTTATACTCCCTATAAACCATTCTGGTGTTTCTCTATTAGTCCACTTAGCAAAATATGCTTTTGCTTCGTTGTAATAGTTTTTATACGATTGAATAGAATCACCTGGTACTATACATTGTGGAAAATGAGACATAGCAGGTGGTGGTTCTTGCCAACCGTTGTCTTGTAAATTAACTGGTGGGTGGCTCAAAAGGTCTTTGAGCAGTTCAATTGTACTGTGGTCTCTCTTATATCTGTGGGTATATTCTTTCCCAAGTTCCCTGAACAAGTTGTACAACCAGTTATAATGTTGAGTAGAAGAGCGAGCCCAAACAGCACTAGGATGGTGGTAATGTACCGCCTTGTAAACAGTTGCTTCTTCATTTGGGTTAGGTAATCTATACCTTTGTACCTTTCTACCTGTTTTAGATAGTGCCTGATATTTAACACCATCTATCATTCTTTTTGCTGTTGATAATAATTGAGCATATTCGACTATCATCTTAACCACATGCTTATCAACATGAAGTTCAGCACACACTTTTGGATCATTATGTAAATAAAATATATTCATAATACTATTATATCAGTTTAGTTCTTTTTTGTCAACCCTACTAATACTTCTCATCAATTCTTGTAGTTTATCCATCCATATTCTTTTGAAATCTGGATCTTCAGCACCTTGATACATCTTATATAAGTTTGCTGCTCTATGCCAAAATAAATCCATTCTATAACTCATAGACACCTCTTAAATTATACTTAATTATCTCTTTTACAAGTTCAGTATATGTAGGTTTACTAGCATATTTTGAAAGATAATCTGCAAGAATTAAAGCGTCATCAATACCACTATCTCTTGCGGCTCTTAACTCTTTAAATGCTGATACATTATTTAGTATATGTAAATAGTCTATGACGCTTTCGCATTTACTACTATACATTTTCACACCCCATCCTGGCCATTTTGTCCAAGGTATAGGTAATAGATATGGTTCATCTTTATCCCAAGTTCGAATACCAAAAAGATTATTACCTTCATTAGCAAATCTAGATTTACCCCAGCCAGTTTCAATAACTGCCTGAGCAATAATCAGTTCATTAGGTATATGATATTCTGGTTGTATATATTCATACAAGTAATTGATACAACTATTTAAAGATTTTACAAATCTCTCATTTGATGATATATCAACTTGTGGTAAATTGTATTCTTTTTGAACAACTTTATGAACAGCATATTTTAGTTCTATTTCTCTGTAAGGAACTACAACTGCTTGTTTCCAGTCTTTTTCAATTTCTCTTAAATCACCTCTGATATTTTCATCAGGAAGTGGTACTTCAATCTCATCATAAAAATCAGGACAACCGTCATCTGTACAATTATATTTTTCGTTATACTTACTAATCCCAAAAGCGATTAGAGCAATAATTAAAGTCAATTTAAACATTATAATAATTTCCTCAACTCTCTTTTTGTTGCATAAGGTTTATATAGACGACATTTGAACCATCTAAACTTTGGTTCTGGCGTTGCAGGACCTTCCATTAATAACTCATTTTGTGCTTCTGCATAAATAAGTTTTTTCATAAACAAAGATAAAGCGGCATCATATTCTTTACAAGGTTTATAATTACCTCTATCTCGTTTAGGTGTTTCGTAAATACCCTTACGGTTATCTACGATTCCTTGTAGTATCTTTTTTTCGTATCTATTTAGTTTCATATTTGATATCTCGTTCTTTTATTTATCTAGTTCTTCTAAACCTTCTAGTGCAAAGTCTGACCAAATACCGTTTTCTTCTGTTTTCATAATATATCCTTTCGATTTATGATTATATAATACACTATATTGAGATATAAATCAAGCACTTTCTGGTATAAAAAACCCTTGTTTTCTGCGCTTTTTAGGAATAATTTGCATAAAAAAACCCTTGAAAATCAACGATTTAAGAGTGTCTTAAACTGTTGAAAAACAAGGGTTTTTGATAGGGGGTCCTAGGTATATTACAGCAATAACCCCTATATTTTACTCTTTTTTCATAAAATCATCATTCCAACCGAATGCTTCTTTTACTAGATTGGCAGTAAAACCTTTATATTTGTTATTGATCTTTTTATTAACAACTGTGATTAAGAAATCTGCTTCTTCGCCAGTTAGTCCTTCTAACATTTGTATGAATAAAGTCTCTCTTTTATTTTGTGATAATGTATTATCGCCACCTTTTGTGAAAAGATATAATCTTTTTGCCTCTTGGCTTAATATTGTATGTTCAGTTCCTATTGGGGCGTCATTTTTATTGAATGGTATATCATCACCTTTAGGTAATAACCACTCTATCTTTGGATCAAAAGCACCTTTTAGAATTTGTCTTAAAGGCACAGAATCATGATCTTTTAATACTTTAAGTTTTCTAGGTTTATCTTTTGCGTTATTTACTTTTGTAGCAATCTCACTCATTAAAGTTGATACAGGTCTACCAGCGTCTGCTAATGCTTGCATTCCTCTTTTAGTTGATAGTGCTGGATGGGATGGAGTGTTCATATCAACACCGCCTTCTTGACTGGCAATTGTGCCGTCAGGATTTCTTCTTATAATTACCATTTGTTTCTCCTTAACAGTTCTTTCGAAGTCTAAAATTCATCAATGACTTCGATTAAAGTTTTAAGTTTCTTGTTTATAAAGTAGCCTAGTATTTTATCTCTAGTTGCTACTTTAACATCATTAAACTCATTATTAATTTTTTCCTCAATGTGTTGAGGTATACAATTTAAATCAATTATCTTTCGATTTCTATCGTAATTCTTTTGTTCTTCTTGTGTGAATGTAGGAAATACTTCATTCACCCAATTATTTAGTTTCTTTTTACTTAAAGGTCTCTGTCGTCTACCTTCAATAAAAACATTGTCATCTGATAGCACATTTGGTACACCATCACTTCGGTCACCTTTGAGTATATGTTCTTTCAGATATACAGCAGGGTTCTCACCCTTACCTACATATTTATTTAGTACAGGATTGTACTGTCTAACATTTTCTTTATGTAATTGTATAAAATCTTTATCGCCAGATAATATTAATACATTTTTCTGATGAGCAGGACTTACAAGATGTTTTGTTTGTTTAATTAATGTGGCGATTATATCATCTGCTTCACAGGTCTCTACTTCTATAACTTTATAAGGTAAAAATGTTTTGATTTCATCTTTGATATTATGTAATATATTAAAGATAGCATCCCAATCATGATCTGATTTCTCACGATTTGCTTTTCTACCTGCTTTATAGTTAGGAAAGTATTCTCGTCTCCAGACATTTTTACTATCACAGGCGATTATCATTTCGCCATATTCTTTTCTAAATTTTTTATTGTGAGCTCTAAGAGAATTTAGAACCATGTGTCTAACAAGATCCTCTGATAAGGGTTCTGCATTTCTACCATTTAGTTGAACCATCAGATTTGATATCATTATTTGATTGAGGTCTACGATAATCATAATATTATTATATCAGTTTGTATTGGTATTGTCAAGCGTTAATCCAAATTCATATCAGGATCAAACTCTATTTTTACATCTGGTTCTTTTTTATCAACATTTTCTTTGAGTGGTTTTTTAGCAGCTACTCTACTATAATTGATATCTGTAAGTTTTCTACCATCTGGTAGATGATGTATTTTAGCAATTGCGTCTGTAATGGCGTGCATAGGATGTTTTTGACCAAAGTCTCTTTTCAATAATGATTTGATTGATTCAATAACCATTGCCAAATCTCTTAAAAATATATGGCTCTTTGTATCAACAACATTATCTTGAAGCACATGAATAATATCTAGGGTCAGTTGTTCGGTAATTTGTTCTATAAATTTGTGTTGTTTTATTTGTAATGCTTCTTCTTCAGATATTTCAGGCTCAGGTCTACTATGAACAACCCTATGAGATGGAAATTGTATTAGTTTACCCATCGGTTTTTCTACCCTCACATCTATCAACAAGATCCTTTGCAGGTGCTTTATTCAGTCTCATCTCTCGCCATCTCTTTGACATTTCATAACTCATCTTTAGCATTTTATCCTCTTCTGCCCAATATTCGTCAAAAGATTTTTCTATCTTTTTTTCTTTTGTAGTTCTCTTTTTATCCATGATACTGCCTGATATGATGTTGGTTTATTGTTAATCATTCTTCGTATTGCTTTATGAACACTAGGATTTACATCTTCAGCAGGTTTATTATTATCAACGATAACAAAATTATTTGTGCCGAATATTCTTTGTAACTTACCTATGTTTTGTTGAATTTGTTTATGACTACTAATTACGATTGCGTCTGGTAATTTTCTTGCTCTCATTTGATTTCTTTTAAGAGCAACTTCTAAACTTGTATTTACAAAAACCATATAGACATCATAGCCTATTTGTTTCATTGTATTTGCTTCGTCTGATATTCTAGATAC